GAGGATGAGAATCGCCGTGAGACATGGGGTGAAACTGTAGACCGCTACTTTAACTTTATGGTAATTCAGTTGCGTGAAAAGCATGGCTATGTTCCAGACGATAAGATTCTTGCAGAACTTCGTGATGTAGTTTTTAATCGTAACGTAATGCCATCTATGCGTTCTGTAATGACCGCAGGACCAGCATTAGAAAGAGAGAACGTTTCTGGATATAACTGTGCATTTCTTCCTGTAGATAATGCTCGTTCATTTGATGAAGCAATGTATATTCTTATGTGCGGCACTGGTGTTGGATTCTCTGTTGAGTATAAGTACATCAACAAACTCCCCGCCCTTCCAGAAACACTTGAGAAGTCATCAACCACTGTTATTGTTGGAGACTCTAAGGAAGGCTGGGCAAAGGCTTATAGAGAGCTTCTAGGTCTTTTGTGGGCAGGACAAATCCCACAGATTGATATCAGCAAGGTTCGCCCATCAGGTGCTCGTTTAAAGACAATGGGCGGAAGATCATCTGGGCCACAACCACTAGTAAATCTATTTGATTTTACAATTCAAGTATTTAAGGGAGCACTCGGTCGTCAACTAAAGCCAATTGAAGCTCACGACATTATGTGTAAGATTGGTGAAGTTGTTGTAGTCGGTGGAGTTCGCCGTTCTGCCATGATTTCACTTTCAAATATTAATGATATTGAAATGGCACAAGCAAAGGCAGGTAACTGGTGGGAGAAGAACTCTCAACGTGCTTTGTCAAATAACTCTGTTGCATATTCTCGCAAGCCAGAGATGCAGCAGTTTATTGCAGAGTGGAAATCACTTTATGATTCTAAATCTGGAGAAAGAGGAATTTACAATGTGGCAGCAGCCCAAGCCCAAGCAGCAAAGTACGGAAGACGTAGTGCAGATATTCACTACGGAACTAACCCTTGCTCAGAAATTATCCTACGCCCTTATCAGTTTTGTAATCTTTCAGAAGTCGTACTTCGTGAAAAAGATACAATTGAAGATGTCACAAATAAAGTCCGTCTTGCATCCATTCTAGGAACATGGCAATCAACTCTTACAGACTTTAAGTACATCCGTAAGATTTGGAAAGACAATACCGAAGAAGAGCGTCTACTTGGAGTTTCACTTACTGGACAATTTGGACATAAGTTCTTTTCTGGACAAGAGGGACTAGATAAGCTTGGAGATATTCTTGATCATCTTCGTCAATGGGCAGTAGATGTTAATATTGTAGAGGCAGAGAAAATTGGGATTCCCGCCTCAGCAGCAGTTACTTGCGTTAAGCCTTCGGGCACAGTGTCCCAATTGGTCGGGGTGTCTTCAGGAATGCATGCATGGCATTCAGATTACTATATTCGTACAGTTCGTGGGGACAAGAAAGACCCAATTACTCAGTTTTTAAAGGATTCAGGTATTCCTGCAGAAGATGATGTAATGAAGCCAAATGATACAACTGTATTTTCGTTTCCAGTAAAAGCACCAAAGCATGCTATTACTAGAGATAAGCTAACAGCAATTCAACAACTTGAAGTTTGGCTTACATATCAGAGACACTGGTGTGAGCATAAGCCTTCCATTACAGTATCTGTAAAAGAAGATGAGTGGATGGAAGTTGGAGCATGGGTATATAAGCATTTTGATGAGGTTTCTGGAATTTCATTCCTTCCATACTCAGAGCACACATATGTTCAGGCTCCATACCAAGAGGTTACAAAGGACCAGTATGAAGATATGCTTTCAAAAATGCCTAAGAGCATTAATTGGACTGCATTATCCATGTATGAGCTAGAAGACACTACAACTGGAACCCAGGCATTAGCATGCGTTTCTGGTGAATGTGAAATTGTAGATATTGGCGGAAACTGATAAAATAGTCTATATAGGGGTGTCAAATGTCTGTTAAAGAAACTAATACAAGCGTAGTCCAGGGGGATACCTGGGATGCAGTTATATATGTTACAGATTCAGTAGGCAACCCTATAGATTTTTCACAAGGATATACCTTTTTTATGGAGGTAAGAGATAGAGATGGCGGGCACATAGTTTGTGCTACCGCATCTGTTGGGGATGGAATAACAGTCATTGGATTAGGAACAATATCTGTAAAGCTAACCCCTACAAAAACAAAAAACTTTGTTTTGCCAAAATCTAAGTATCAAATTATATCTGTAGATTCATTCCAAAATAGAAAAACTCTTGCACAGGGATGGTTTGATGTTGAAGCAGGTTTAATTTCATAATGACAGATAATATTTACGTAACGCTACAAAATACAAATATTGAAGTTTCAACCCCAGGATATCAAGGGCCAAGAGGTTTTCAGGGTGTGCAAGGTAATATTGGAAATACTGGAATTCAAGGCGTTCAAGGTATTTTAGGTTTACAAGGATACCAAGGCTTGCAAGGTTTTCAGGGAAATAGTGGTATACAGGGTTTGCAAGGCTTACAAGGAACTAAGTTTTTAGAGTATGGAAATCTTTCTGATTTGCCGCAGAACCCCCCAGTTGGATTATATTATTATGCTCAAGATATAGACAAAATGCTTTTTAGTGGCATTAATGGATGGAATAAGGTTTCTTCAACACCCGTCATTTTTACTTCGGGTGGTACATTAACATCAGACTCAACATACTATTACAGAACATTTACTGATAGCGGAACATTTTCTATTTTAAATGGTTCTTTAAATGTTCAAATACTTGCAATTGCAGGTGGTGGTAGTGGAGGATATAGTTCAATAGGCGGTGGCGGTGCTGGAGGAGTTGTTTATCAACAAACAAATCTTTCTCACAATTCCTACAATGTTATTGTTGGCTCAGGTGGCTCAGGAGGAAATGCTGGTTCAAATTCAGACGTCTTAAATCCAAGTTCAAATAGCGTATTATCATCACCCGCATTGGGAGGCGGAAGTTATTATCAACCCAACGGTGGCTCTGGGGTAGGAGATGGTGGTTTGGGAACGCCTGGTCAAGGATACAATGGTGGAGACAATCACGATGCTGGAGGCGGCGGTGCTGGAGGAGTTGGTGGAGAAGGATATTATTCTTATGGAAGACCTGGTGGCGGAAATGGTGGTCCAGGAACACATGCATATTCTGATTGGGCGTCAGCAACAAATACTGGTGTAAATGGTGGATATGCTGGAGGTGGCGGCGGATGTGGAGTTGACTATGATTATGTAGGTGCAGTTCATGGTTCAGCAACTGATGGAGGAGGACATGGAGGATTAAATTATCCATGGTACTTTACTTATTCACAACCAGGTACAGCAAATACTGGCGGTGGTGGTGGCGGAACAGGTGGGGATCCATCGTATGGCGTAGGCTCTGGCGGTTCAGGAATAGTAATCATTAGATATTTAAAGTCTGATGCAGGAATTTAATAGCTTTACATAAGCTTAGTAGTTAAGGTATACTTTAAAAATGAATTTAGTTCATAAATCAGTTCAAGCTGGTGGCAAACTTGCACCCCTTGTAATTAAAGAGGGTCTTAGTAAAGGCACTGGACTCATGAATCCATCTATATTCATAGATGATGATGGTGAAATAATTGTAAATCTTAGACATGTCAATTATTCTCTATACCATTCAGAAAAAGATATGATGTTTCCATCAGCTTGGGGACCTTTGGCATATCTTCATCCAGAAAAAGATATGAATCTTAGAACATATAATTACCTATGTAAACTAGATAAAGATCTTAATCTTACAGATTATACTTTGGTTGATACTACAGCTCTTGACATCCCGCCCGTTTGGGAGTTTGTTGGACTTGAGGATGCACGAGTTGTAAAGTGGGATGGAAAATATTATTTAGCGGGAGTTCGCAGAGATACAAAGCCAAATGGTGAAGGAAGAATGGAGCTTTCCGAGATTGAGCTAGATAAAGTTAATTGGAAAGCTAAAGAAATATCAAGATTTAGAATACCAGCGCCAGGGAAAAATAACTCATATTGTGAAAAAAATTGGTATCCAATTATTGATAAACCATATCATTTTGTTAAATGGACTTCTCCTACAGAAATAGTAAAAGTATCGTTAGACGATCAAGTAGGATGTGAGCAGGTATCTGAAAAGAAAACATTCCCAACTTTGTTTGATCAAAGAGGCGGATCTCAGATGATTCCGTGGAATGAATATTACATCTCAATATCTCATGAAGTAAATTTGTTTAATAACTATCTAGTTCAAAAAAATGGTGTATATAGACATAGGTTATGTGTGTGGGACTCTGAATATAATCTTGTTGGCCTTTCCCCCGAAAACTTTTCATTTCTTGATGCACATATTGAATTTTGTGCAGGAGCAGCAAAACTAGGTGATGATTTGCTTGTAACATTTGGATTTAGTGATAATGCAGCATTTGTTCTTAAAGTTCCAAATACTGTAGTTGAGTCAATGATAAGAGAGGCTTTGGCATATGGCAACAATTGAAGAATTAATTGAATCAGCTTCTTCAGATATGCTTAACCCAGAGCATAATTTTAAGATTGCAAGGGCATATGAAGAAATTGGTCAAACTGCAGCAGCTATGTCATTTTATCTAAGAACTGCAGAATATGGATACAATACACACCCTATATTGGTGTATAGTTCATTGATTAGAATTTCTTACTGTGTACTTGATCAATCTGGCAGAGAACATACATTAGAAAATTCTTTGCTTCAAGCCATTCAATATATGCCAGCTAGACCAGAGGCTTATTTTGTCTTGTCCCGCCAATATGAAAGAACCCAGAAATGGCAAGAGTGCTACACATTTGCTGAGCTTGGATTAATGTATACAAACAGGATGGAGCAGCTTCCAGTTAATGTTGAATATCCAGGGTCATATGCTCTTCTTTTTGAGAAAGCTGTAAGCGGCTGGTGGCGGGGAAGAAAAAATGAGTCACTATCAATTTTTAATGAACTCCTAGCCCAAGATATAGCTCCAGAGTATCGCTCATCCATAGAATATAATTTGTCAATTATAGGCCAAAAATAACGGATTTTATAAGTACTTTGGTATACTTATATCGTCATGACAAGCAACCCTAGTAATACGCCCAAGGGTTTTAGATACCCTATCTACTCAGATTCACCAGATGTCCCTAGAGACTTAGGCAACCTGGCATCTGATATTGATGCATATTTAAGCGTAAATAAGGGGCCAGGATATTTAGTATATTCATACTCAACAATTAATTTTGCAACGGGGAGCCAAACATTTTTAACCCCAATAGTTATAACAGCTGGTAGTACGTACAACCCACAAGGAAGTGGAGCCTACATAGCTGGAGATCGTGTAAGAATAATAAATAATTCAAACACTTCTCAATATATGGAAGGTTTTATTACATCAGTAACTACAAATACAAATATTGTAGTAAACATTGATATTGTAAATGGTTCAGGCTCATCTTCAAGCTGGACATTTTCTGTTACTGGTCTTCAAGGCGTTCAAGGACCTCAAGGTACTCAAGGTGTTCAAGGACTTCAAGGTAGACAAGGCGTACAGGGAGTACAAGGACCTCAAGGCACTCAAGGCGTTCAAGGAACGCAAGGTACTCAGGGATTACAAGGACCTCAAGGTACTCAAGGAGTTCAGGGGCCTCAAGGCACTCAAGGAGTTCAGGGGCCTCAAGGCACTCAAGGAGTTCAAGGACCTCAAGGAACTCAGGGCGTACAGGGTCCACAAGGTACTCAAGGCGTTCAAGGAACTCAGGGCGTTCAAGGAACTCAAGGTACTCAAGGAGTTCAGGGGCCTCAAGGCACTCAAGGAGTTCAAGGACCTCAAGGAACTCAGGGCGTACAGGGTCCACAAGGTACTCAAGGCATTCAAGGAACTCAGGGCGTACAGGGTCCACAAGGTACTCAAGGCGTTCAAGGAACTCAGGGCGTACAGGGTCCACAAGGTACTCAAGGCGTTCAAGGACTACAAGGATCTCAAGGTACTCAAGGTACTCAAGGCTTTGGATATGCTCAGCTTCAAGGTATTCAAGGTTTGCAGGGATTGCAAGGTACTCAAGGTACTCAAGGCTTTGGATATGCTCAGCTTCAAGGTATTCAAGGTTTGCAGGGATTGCAAGGAAATGCATCAACACACGCATTTGGCACTACACCTCCACCAAATCCAGCAATAGGTCAATCATGGGTAAATACAAATGATGGAAGAACCTATACTTGGGATGGAACTGAATGGTTTGAAACTTATGATAATTTAAGTGGTCTTCAAGGAATTCAGGGATTATTAGGCTTACAGGGAACATTTGGGCCACAAGGGATACAGGGTATACAGGGCAACCAGGGAATTCAAGGAACACAAGGACTTACTGGATTTTATGCAGCTAGTGTTTCTTCTAATATAACACTATCTAAATTTACTAATTATTTTGTAGATACAACAGCTGCTAGAACATTAACTCTTCCAGCTACCGCCGCACTTGGGGATGAACTTCATATATTTGATATATCTGGAAGTGCAGCTATAAACAATATAACTGTAAATAATAATGGATTAAATATAAATGGGGTTTCACAAACTTTAGTAATTGATAAGAATTATGCAGGAGTAGTATTAATTTATACAGGTTCAACCTATGGATGGAGAGTGTCATAATGTCATTAAGTTATAGTTCAATTTTTGGTGGGTCGGGAGTTGCACAAACAGTAACAGCATCATCCCCCGCAACACTTTATACTTCAGCAGTGACACTGGTTCCAGGAACATATACTGTTACTTGTGTGTCAAGCACAAACACTGTTGTTGATTTTTATAATGGTACAACATTACTTGCTACAGCTACAACAGTCTCAGGTTCAGTTTCTGTTAATATTGGCTCAAATGCAACAAAAATTGAATATTATACAAATACTGGCTCAAACGTAGTAATTAGTATTCAATTGACTGGACAATCAATAGCTAGCATATCTGGAACTCTTTATACTTATACTTCAAGTCAGGTGGTCCCACTTGTTGGAAATGGTTTTTGTGTATTAGTAGGCGGCGGCGGTAACGGAGGCTCTTGTTGGGTTAATGGGTCAAACACACCTTCACCAGGCGGTGGCGGCGGTGCAGCTTCAATTGTATTTGGAAGACAAGCATTAAACGGATCAACTTCGCTAGTTATTGGAAATAGTGGAGGAGGAACATCAACCTTTGGAACATTAACTGCAACAGGCGGAGCAAACGGAGTTAGCGGAAGCGGTGGCGCTAGCAATGCTGGAGGTTCTGCTGGAAATCTTGGCGGAACAGGTGGAACTGGTGCAGCAATTGGAACAAATGCTACAGCAACATCTGCAATAAGCACATTAAATCTATTGTTTACACAAGGAACAACTGGCGGTGGCGGCGGCGGAGGATGTGGACTAAATAGCTCTTATACTGGTGGTAGCGGAGCAGGTAGTGGAGTTGGCACTGGCGGCGGTGGTGGAGGATACTATGGTGGTCCAGGAGGAAATGGAACTGGTTACGGATCTGGCGGTGGCGGCGGCGGTGCGACAAGCGTTTATTCTGGATACTCTGGTGGTCTAGGAGGATCAGGTGTTTTGTATGTCATTATGTAATAAGGAGATAAAATGGATTTTGCGGTAATTCAAAATGATGTTGTTGTAAATTTAATTGTTGCTGAAACAAAAGAAATTGCTGAAGAAGTAACAGGAAATCTTTGTGTTGAATTTTCAAAAGAGAATCATCCTTTGATAGGTTGGGCTTATAACTCTATATCTGGAGAATTTATATCTCCTCCTCCAGCGGAAGTAAAGGTAGAAACGCCCTTAGCATCAACCATGTAAATGGTTTTATTTAAAAATAAAGTATAATGGAGGTATAATGGTTATCAGTTTCCCGTCCTCGCCCACATTAAATCAACAGTATTCCTACAATGGACGTACTTGGTCATGGAATGGAACTGCATGGCAGTCTGTTGGAACCGCTCAAGGTTTACAGGGAACACAAGGAATTCAGGGATTATTAGGCTTACAGGGAACATTTGGGCCACAAGGGATACAGGGTATACAGGGCAACCAGGGAATTCAAGGAATTCAAGGTCCTCAAGGTACACAAGGTGTTCAAGGTACACAAGGTGTTCAAGGCTTGCAAGGTTTACAGGGTCCAGTTTCATCTATTAATGCTCATCAGGCAGCAGAAGCTATTTCGGTAGGTTCTCTACCAAATTCTCCAACATATACGGCGGGAACTGCAGATTTTGAAAACGGTACAGGAATTGGTGCTTATATACAGGCATCATCAAACGGAACATTGTCAATTGATGGATATACAACCCCAAATCTAGCTGTTGGAGATCGTATTCTGGTAGCTGGACAAACTAATAAAACAACAAATGGTATTTATACAGTAACGTCTGTTGGCTCTCCAACAACAGAATGGAAACTTACTCGTGCAACAGATTATAATAATAGTGTGGCGGGTCAAGTAGAAGAAGGCGATTATATATTTGTAACTGATGGAACAGTTTATGGACAAACAGTTTGGATTCAAATTGGAAATGGTTCAAATTCAGATGGAACAATACGTATAGGTACAGATAACATTCAGTTTGCTCAAACATCTAGTATTGGTGCACAAGGACCAACAGGTCCAGCGGGAGCGGGTGGAGTAATAACAAATTATGGTTCATTTTATTCTACAGTAACACAAAATGCAGTTACATCAACTGGTAAAGCAGTTTTATTTGATTCTACTAACGTATCAAATGGTGTAACACTTACTTCAAATGGAACAAATTTAACTAGAATCACAATTCCTGTAACTGGAACATATATGATTGACTTTTCTGGTCAATTAGGTGCAACAGGTGGACCAGCATCACATACTGCAAGTTTTTGGCTTGTTAAAAATGGAGTAACTGCAGTAGGAACAGGTTTTGATACTCAATTTACAGCAACTAATCCAAAGATAGCTACTTGGATATATCAGGTAAATGCAACAGCTGGAGATTATTATGAAATTTATTGGATAGCAGATAATACTGCTGTTGAACTTATTAATAGTCCCGCTTCTTCACCAGTACCTCTAGCACCTTCAGCTTTTGTTCGTGTAATTCAACTTGCTTATCAAGGTATTCAAGGTTTACAAGGTGTTCAAGGAGTTCAGGGATTAACAGGCTCACAGGGAGTACAGGGTACTCAAGGAACAAGCATTCAGGGTGCGACGGGACTACAAGGATTACAAGGATTACAAGGATTACAAGGAGCAACTGGGGCGGGAGCTCAAGGAATCCAAGGTCCTCAAGGTACTTTAACATTAACTCCTGCAAGAAATGTTACAGAATTTCCAACACCTACAGCAGGACAAACTACATTTGCAGTAACTTATACTCCAGGATACATTGATGTGTTTCTTAACGGTGTTAGATTGGCTTCTGCTGACTATACCGCCACAAATGGCACATCTGTTGTGCTTGCCACTGGCGTAAATTCAGGCGATGTTGTAAATATTGTTACATATTCCCTTGGATTAGGTGCTCAAGGTGTTCAAGGGCTTCAAGGTGGAGGCTTTAATCAGCTGCAAGGAATACAGGGATCTGCAGGATTTTTAGGATCAAATGGTTCACAAGGTGTGCAAGGTATTCAAGGATTACAAGGTTTTGGCGCACAAGGAATACAAGGCATTTCAGGAACAATTATTAATGCTCCAGCTAAATCAGTAATAACTTTTAACCCAACAACTACAACCTCTACATTTACAGTAAGTTATACAGTTGGGTATATTGATGTTTATATAAACGGTGTAAGATTATCTGGTGTAGACTATACTGCTACAAATGGAACTTCTGTAGTTCTTACAACTCCCGCCATTAATGGTGACGTTGTTGATATTGTTCAGTATACAATGGGGCTGGGTGCTCAAGGGTTAACTGGTATTCAAGGTCCAGCAGGATCAATTCCTGCAACTTTATCAGATGCAACATCTTCATCAGTAGCAAATTCACCAGGATTCTTAGGAATGCCTCAAAATGGACTACAAGGCACATTTACAACGACATACACGCTAGCACCTTCAGATGCAGGAAAACATATTTATAGTTATAATGGCATGCTTATGGTAACTATTCCAGCAAACTCTTCTGTTGCATTTCCAGTAGGAACAACAATAAGCCTAGTTAATATGGCGGGTACTGGAATGCAAATAATGTTATCTATAACTAGTGATACTCTTTATCAAGCAGGAACGGGAGCAACAGGATCAAGAACTATTGCTCAATATGGAGTAGCAACTCTTCTTAAAGTAACACCAACATCATGGATAATTAGTGGAAATGGAATTTCATAATGACGGGTGCATTCCAAGGGTTCTTTGGATTTTCATCCGCATCTCTTAATTACACAACATTTGGAAACTATTTAGGTGATGGTTCAAGTGGAAATGCTATATATAGTTCTGCAACTCAACAGGCAGTTGAAAATAAAAATGGTTCATATGACGGAGATATGGTCATGCTTCAATTTAAATCTTTAAATATAACTTCAACTGGTTCACTTACTCCAGATCAGCCTTGCAGAGGAATGTTTATATATGTTCAAGGTGATTGTACAATTAATGGAACTTTATCTATGACTGCAAGAGGTGCAGCAGCAAACCCAACAATTGCGGGAGCATCAGATAATAATGCAGTAAGCTCTTCAGGTTTACAATATGGATTTGCTTATTCAGGTGGAACTGATTCTTTAACAATGTCTGCATCAACTTTTAACGGAACAGGAAATAGAGCAAGAGCTGCTATTGCAAATCAAAAGAGCGGATCTGGAACAAATTATAAGGTTGTAACAATTTCAAGATCTGGATCTGCAGGAGCAGGTGCTACAACAAATGTTAATGGAAATGGTGGAGTTACTCCCCCAGATGCCGCAGCTGGATTTACTGGTGGCGGAGCAGCAGGTGGTGGTTATTGGGCAGGTGGCTCAAATATTTATCCAGGAAGCGGTGCTGCGGGAACTTGTTTTTCTGGCGGTGCAGGAGGTGGTGGATATAATACAAACAATGGCGGTATTTCTGCTGGTGGCAGCGGTGCTGCTTATGGTGGAGCAGGTGGACAGGGATCTTCAGGTGGTGCTATTTATGGAACACAATACAATAGATATGGTGGCGGTGGAGCAGGAAATCCACATGGAGCCACATGGAATGATGGAAATAACTGGGATTCTAATCTAGGTTCTTATGCTGCAAAAGATGGAACAGGCGGGTTGCTATTTTTAGTTGTTGGTGGAACTTTGACCGTTGGCTCTACTGGAAGTATTCAAGCAAACGGAAGTCGTGGTATGTCAACTTATGGCGGTGGTTCTGGTGGCGGAGCAATTGTTATTTTGTATAAAAATGGTTTTTCAAATTCAGGAAGTATAACAGCTTCAGGTGTACAAGCAGATGGAACAGTTGCGGGAGCAGTAGGGGCGGGATCACCAGGAAATGGTAATAATCGTGGTGGAAATGGTTCAGTACAAACTTATCAAATGCTTTAAGGAGGAAATATGTCAAGAAAAACAGATCTAATTCATACAATCAGACTATCTGGTAATTCTTCTTCATACCCATCAAATTCATTTGTTGGGGAAAAATATTACGACACGACCCTACAACAACTTTATATTTATACAACTGGAGGATGGTTTCCAGTAAATCAAAAACCATTACCTGTAGTAACAGGAGGCATTTTAACCTCAGACTCAACTTATTATTATAGAACATTTACATCAACTTCTAATTTAGTAATATCAACAATGCCATTAACTATAGACTTACTTATTGTAGGAGGAGGAGGTTCTGGCGGCGGCGGCCCAGGCGGCGGCGGCGGAGCTGGCGGAGTTCCTTCTCTAACATCTTCTGTAACTTTAACTCCAAATGTTTATTCTGCAACGATAGGTGCTGGTGGATCTTATGCTAATCAAGGTGGATCAGGTTCTGCTGGGTCTACAAGTTCAATAAATGCTAGATTAGCAACAGGTGGTCCAGGAGGCTCTGCAGGTGGAAATGGCGCAGGAGGAATCGCTACTTCTCCAGCAGGATCTGGAGGAATGGGTGGATATGGAACAGGTTCATCTCCAGTAGCGGGATCAAATGGATATACAAGCTCAACTATAAATTCAATATCTTCAGCAACTTCAACAGGACAAAATGTTAGTGGAAGCTATTATTATGGCGGCGGCGGTGGCGGAGGTGGATGGGATCTGCTAGGTGCAGCAGGAGGTTATGGCGGAGGCGGTGCAGGAGGTAACTCATACAGATTTTCAACTGGAACAGATGCAACAGCAGGAACTGCTAACACTGGCGGCGGCGGTGGCGGAGGTGCAGCAGCATCAGGTAATGCACCAATTTCAGGTGCTGGTGGATCAGGAATTATTGTAGTTAGATATACTCGTACTCAAGTAGGCGGGTAACTAAAAGAATGATAAAATATATTAATTGGAGATTAAATGTCAAGAGCTAGAGATTTATCAATGTCATCAATGCCACAGGGTAATACTGCATCCCGTCCATCTAATGCATTTGTAGGGCAAGAGTATTTTGATACAGATTTACAACAACTTTTAACTTATACTTCTTTAAGCACATGGGTGGCAGCAGGAACATCTGCAATACCAGTAGTTACTGGAGGAACACTTTTTTCAGATGCAACATATTATTATAGATTGTTTACATCTTCTTCAAATTTAATAGTCTCTGGTCAATCTTTAACTGCAGATATTTTGCAAGTTGCAGGAGGCGGATCTGGTGGAAGATATGGCGGTGGTGGAGGTGCAGGAGGAGTTGTTTATATAAATTCTCAATCACTTACCCCACAATCATATTCAGTAACTGTTGGTGCAGGAGCAACTGGTTATGCTGGAGATGCTCAAAGTGGAGGACAAGCAAGCAATGGAAATAATAGTGGTTTTGGCTCCCTAGTTCAAGCTATTGGCGGAGGTGGCGGAGGACTTTATCAAAACAATAAAGGTGTAAGCTCAGCAGGAGCAGCAGGTGGTTCAGGCGGCGGCGGAGCAATGTACAATATCGGTGCAAGCACGGCAGCAGGCGGTTCATCAAATCAAACCACGGGTAGTGGATATACTGTTTATGGTAATTCTGGAGGAAATGGTGGTTTGTACAACAGTATTGATGCAGGCGGTGGCGGCGGAGCAGGAGTATCTGGAAATAATGGTACTTCAAGCGGTGCAGGAACAGGAGGAAATGGAACTTCAGCATATTCTGCATGGGGATTAGCAACTTCAACTGGACAAAATGTTTCTGGAACAGTATATTATGCAGGCGGCGGTGGTGGAGGATCTGTTAAATCAAATACCCGTGCTACTGGAGGTTATGGCGGAGGAGGCTCAGGAGAGTATTCAAGTAATACATCAACAACCTCTTCAATTGTAGATGCATTAGCAAACACTGGTGGAGGTGGCGGAGGAAACCCAGACGTTTACGTTAGTGGGGTTTGGAGAGCTGGCAACGGTGGTTCTGGAGTAGTAATAGTAAGATATACAAGAGCATCAGTTGGCGGGTAATAAATAATGGGTCGCATTAGAGATATGGCACAATCAGCAAGATCTATTAATACTACTTCTAATCGTCCTGCTAACCCACATCCTGGTCAAAAACATTATGATACAACTTTGCAACAAATGCTTAATTATACTTTAGGTGGATGGGTTCCAGTAAATATTGCTCCCCCTACTCCTAGCTTATCTGGAGGAACATTAACTTCTGATTCAACTTATTATTATCGCACATTTACATCAACATCTTCTTTAGTTGTTTCTAATAGCGGAGTTACAGCAGATATTTTAATGGTAGCTGGCGGTGGCGGTGGTGGAGGATATTTTTATTTAAATGGCGGCGGTGGAGCTGGAGGATTAATTTATTCAACATCATCTTTAATTACTGCAGGAACATATTCTGTAACAGTTGGTTCAGGTGGTGCAATAAATGTTCAAGGAAATAATAGTATATTTAATGGTTTAACTGCAATAGGAGGAGGAAGAGGCACTGGATATATATCTAATGGATCAGATGCTACCATTGGAATAGATGGCGGATCTGGTGGCGGTGGCGGAGCTTACGAAACCTCTTTTAATAATTTTACTGCGGGTCACTTACATGGTTTTGGAACGCCTGGACAAGGTAATGATGGCGATGGAGGAGCTGCTGGCAATCCACAGTTTTCTGGAGGTGGTGGTGGAGCAGGAGCAGCGGCTAGTGGCATTGCTGGAGGAAATGGTTTAAGTTTTCCAGATTTTGCAAGTGCGACTTCAACAGGTGATAGAAATTACTATGCTGGAGGAGGAAGCGGAGTTGGCTGGAATTCACAAGCTAATCCTGGAATTGGTGGTGGAGGATACGGTAATGCTTGGAATGGTTCAGCTAATGGAATGACAAATACTGGCGGCGGCGGTGGAGGAGATTCACCTTGGAATTATCAATATACAAGTGGCACAGGCGGTTCGGGAATAGTAATTGTAAGATATACCAGAGCACAAGTAGGCGGGTAGTCAAAAGAATGATAAAATATACACAGGAGATTAAATGACACGTGCAAGAGATTTAGCTAATTCAAGTTATGCAATAGGACCAACATCATCACGTCCTGCATCTCCATATACTGGACAAGAATATTATGATACAACATTACAAGAATTGATTACATATTCAACTGTTGGATGGGTAGGCGCTGGATTGCAAGGCTTGCCACCAGTAGTAACTGGCGGAACATTAACCTCTGACACAACATATTATTATAGAACTTTTACAAGCACTGGCTCTTTATCGGTAAGTGGTGGAAATTTAATTTCAGACATACTTATAGTTGCTGGCGGCGGGGGTAATGGTGCTTATTGTTCTGGAGGTGGAGGAGCAGGAGGACTTCTTGGATATACAGCTACCACTATTACTGCAGGAAATAGTTACACGGTAACGGTAGGGGCTGGTGGTTCTGTAGGATCAAATGGTGGCAATTCAAGCGTATCTGGCTTATCTTTAACTACAGCCCTAGGAGGAGGATACAGTTCTTCTGGAGGAGGATCAACAACTTATTTGGCACAAACTGGTGGATCTGGCGGCGGCGGAGCTGTAACTAATAGCAGTACTTGGAATGGAGCATCTGGTACATTAAATCAAGGAAATAGCGGTGGAAGTTTTACTGGCGGCTCTACTCCTGGAAACTATGCAGCAGGCGGCGGCGGCGGTTCAAGCACCGCTGGAGCAAATTCAAGTTCTTACCAAACTACAGGAGCATCTGGAGGAACTGGATCTTCAGCATATTCGTCTTGGGGAGCAGCAACTGGAGTTGGTGATAATCATAGTGGAACTTATTACTTTGCAGGCGGCGGCGGAGGATTTATATCCAACAACTATTCTGGAGGAACTCTTACAGGCGGACCTGGCGGTTCTGGCGGCGGCGGCTTAGGTGCTTCTGGAAGCTCTACGGGAGCTGTACTTGTCAATGGAAGCAATGGAGTTGCCTATACTGGAGGTGGCGCTGGCGGCGGCGGTACTACAAGCAATTCAAATTCGGGTTATTCTGGTGGTTCAGGGGTTGTAATATTTCGTTATACTCGTTCACAAGTTGGTGGATAACATCCCCATATGCTACAATTAAAACCTAACAAAGGATAATAATGGCTAAAGTAACAAATCTCCCAAGAGAAGAAGAATTTAAATGTTTTTCATACAATGTAAATATGATTATTCATGTATTTGCAAAGAATGAAACAGAAGCCCGTGAAAAGCTTGATAAAGAGGGCGGATTTGTAGGAAAGAGAGAAGTATCTCTAGCAGATCAAGTTATTTTGCATCATGGCAAATAATAAGATTTGTGATATACTTTAATCAGATTTAAAAGGAGATAAAATGGCACATTTCGCAGAAATTGATTCAAATAATAAGGTGGTGCGTGTCCTTGTTGTATCTGATGCAGATGCAGTAAATGGCCATGACTTCCTTGCAAACAAGTTGGGCCTTGGCGGTACATGGGTTCAAACTTCATACAACACTCGTGGTGGAGTTCACTACGGTGCAGACGGTAAGCCAGACAATGGAACACAAATTGGTTTCAACTATGCTGGTATCGGATACACATGGGACGGTACAGGATTTGCTGCACCACAACCTTATCCATCATGGACTCTAGATAAAACAACTTATTTTTGGAACGCTCCAGTAGCTGCACCAACACTTGATAGAACTAAGTATCCAGATAACATGCAGATTGTTACATGGAATGAAGATACAAAGGCTTGGGACTTCACACAACCATTCCCGTCTTGGACACAAGATGCTACGACAAAGTTCTGGACAGCACCAGTTGCATATCCAACAGACGGAAAGTCTTACTTCTGGAACGAAGAGACAAAGGTCTGGACAGAAGCACCTGCAGTACCACAAGCATAATAAAACATATTACAAATTTGCCAGGAATACATTTCCTGGCATTTTTGTTTTTGAGATATAATAGGATATATGTCATATAAACAAGCCGTTCTTAGAGATAATCCAATTGGATTTTGGTTACTTGATGGTCCTTCAACACTTAGGACATATGGCACACTATTGCTTGAATATGCAACATATCAAGACTATTTAGATAATGAATCAACATATTTGCAAGAAGTTGGATCTATGTATTTGCAGGATGTATCTGCATATCAGAATGATTATAATATTTCAAATGGTTATGGTGGAAACTCAGCAGCATACACTTTGGGTTCCCCGAATTTTCAAGATGTAATGACTCTTATTACCCATGCTAATTATGATACACAAAATAATGGTTGCAGAATTACAGATAACATTGGCGTAGATATCCTTAATATTTATAAGGGTTTTGAGGCGGGATATGAAAATAAAAACTTTGGTATAGAGTTTTGGGCATTAATACCAGGTCCAACTACTTCTGATTTCCCGCTAGTCACACTACATTCAGCATCAAGTCCAAGAATGAGAATCTATATAAACGGGGATTCTATATACTTTCAGGTCTATTTTTCAAATGGTACAAGTTCTACTACAAAGAAGCAGATATACTCATGGGATCAGCCATTTCATGTATTTGCAATAGCTAAAGATGACAGCATTAAAATATCAATAAACGGCATATCAGATGAAAAGATTTCTTTTGCTAATACTCTTGCATATTATGTAGACCCAGGAGTACCAACTGGAAATCAAGGTGCATCATATTATAATGCAGCAGATCACAGCAGATTTAGTATTGGACCAGCAGCATCAGGACAACATTTTACTGTTAATGGTCTTGCATTTTATGATTATGAATTAACTGTAAATCAAATAAGAGCACACATGACAGCAGCTCATAGAGATTCTGATCCAGCTAACTATTCAAGACAAACAGATGCATCTCATTTTTCATTTGATAATACTACAGGCCAGATGATATTATCTAAACAACTTACATCCCCCGCAGGTTATAATTTTGGAACATTTTCAAATGTTATAACAGACGGCACGGGTATAACGCTGGCACAAACAACTACTGCACAAAGCGGGTCGGGAACTTGGATATATCCAATTTCAGCAGTATCTTACTCCAACTTTGCAAACATTGAGTTATCTTGGGATTCAGGTTCATACAATTCATCAACAGCATACAGTAAATATGTAACAGTATCAATATCATATGATGGTGGAACAACTTATTATAATGTTACAAATGGAAAGAATTTTCCATATTTCTTGTCACTATATTCATCAGCAGTTAGTGTTCAAGCATTAATTAAAGTTACATTGTATTCTCCAGACACTTCTCTTGATAATCAGCCAAGACTTGATAATTTAAGTATTAATCTATACAGCGATATCAGCGAGGTTTCTGACTCTGGACTATTCCAGCTTACCCCAACATCAAGCAGTACATATATGATTAAAAAAGATAATTCAAATATACTCTCAAGAGGAAAGAATTTAGGCATTAGATTCTCAGCACAAGATCCAGGAGGTACTCCAGGTTCAGCAACAATATCTCCAATTTCAAGTGCATCTTATGAGTCAATAGAATTTTGGTTTGAATACGATGGGTCAGGCTCAGCAGTTTTGGATACAGGGGCGGGATCTTCAGATTTGTATATAGACTCATCTAATATTCTGCATAAGAACTACTCTGGTGGATACCTATATGTTAATGGAATTGAAAGAACATCTTCTCCACTAACATTAGTAAATGGTGAGGTTTACCATGTAGTTGTTGTATATGCATCTACAAAAACCCATAATATACTATTAAATGGCTCTTATGATGGCTCTAAAGCACCTTCAGAGGCTAGTTATGGCTATATAACTGTATATCCATCAGCACAATCATCCTCTCAGGTTCAAACCAGATATCTGTCATTTATATCTGTTTATACAGGAATTGCTCGGGATTCAGTGACTTCTTTGGGCTCTATTTTGGAATACTCTGGTTCAATAACCAATATAAATAACGGTCAAGCTGTCGGATATCATCGCCATATCAACTAAAAATGGCAGGCAGATGTTCAAATTTTGGGCTTTATCCAAATATAATGGTATTATACATATATGCCTAGAATGAAGATTACCCCCGTAGATGAAGTAAATTATGGTATTTACGCTTGGGTTATGCCAGATGACAAGATTGTTATGGATGATGAAGGAGCCTATTTGAGCATCCCGTCCATGAAAGGCGATATTCGCCAGATTAAAAAGCTAAAAGAAGCAGCAAAGAATTATGGTGTATCTGAGGGTAAGCCAATGTTTTTTGCAGGACATAGAGTTGTAACTGATGAAGAATTGGAAGAACAACGCCAGAGAGCTGAGATGGGCCTAGTGCCAGATCCACAAGATCTACCAGCTATGATGGAATATGTTAAAGAGATGAGGGAGATGGAACTTGGTTAATTTAACAGTAGCAGATGACTTTGATGACGACGATAAGGGCGTTACTATTAAGATGGGAACACAGCATACAGTAGAGTCTGATTTTGCTGACCCATTCAGCTTGACCTGGGATGAAATTAAAAAGGCAGACGGACTAGGTCCAAATTTCCGACGCAAAGTTGATAGAATGCAAAAGTCATTTACGGGGCAGGGAGATGCAAAGTCTAAGAAACTTGATCCACTTGATCTTACAGGTTATTCACTTTTTCAGATTGTTCAGCCACCATACAACGTACTTTATCTAGCACAGCTTTATGATGTATCTCCATATCATCACTCAGCAGTAAATGCTAAGGCCGCAAACGTAGTTGGTCTAGGATATCAATTTGATAATACATGGGCAACAACAATGAAAATTGAAGATTCAATGGATACACCAAAGAAGCTTGATAAGCTTCGTTCAAAGATTGAGCAAGCAAAAGTTCAATTGCGTGAGTACCTAGAGTCTTTAAACTCTGATGATTCATTTACAGAAACAATGAAGAAAGTATTCATTGACCTAGAGTCAACAGGAAATGCTTATCTTGAAGTTGGTCGTACAACTCAGGGTAAGATTGGCTATATCGGACATATTCCTACAACAACTATGAGAATTCGTCGTCACCGTGATGGCTTTGTTCAGGTTGTTTATAATCGTTATACATTTTTTAGAAACTTCGGTGATACCGAGACCCCAGATCAGATTGGAACTGACCCCCAGCCAAACGAAGTAATTCACTTCAAAGTCTTTACTCCTTCCAATACTTACTATGGAGTACCAGATATTCTTTCAGCAAAGAATGCAGTAGCAGGTGATGAATTTGCACAAAGATTTAACTTGGATTACTTTGAGAACAAAGCTGTCCCACGTTATATTATTGTTGTAAAGGGTGCAAAGCTAACTGCTGATTCAGAGCGTAAATTGCTTGAATTCTTCCAGACTGGACTCAAGGGAAGAAACCATAGAACACTTTATATCCCGCTTCCATCAGACGGAGAGCAGGGTCGTGTTGAGTTTGAAATGAAGCCAGTTGAGGCGGGAGTTCAAGATTCATCATTTAAAAACTATGCAGTAGAAAATAGAGATCGTATTCTTATTGCACATAGAGTTCCAGTATCTAAGATTGGCATGCCACAAGGTGTATCGCTAGCAAATGCTAAAGATGCTGATAAGACATTTAAAGAGCAAGTGTGTCGTCCAAGACAAGAAGAGCTTGAGTTTAAAGTTAACTTGATAATCAGAGAATTTACTGATGCTTTTGTATTGCGATTTAATGAACTTGCACTTACAGATGAAGAAACACAATCTCGCATTGATGATAGATATCTCAAGGATCAAGTTATTACTCCTAACGAAGTTCGTGCACGTCGTGGCATGGCTCCTCTTACAGGCGGCGATGCAGTGCTAATTATTAATCCTAAAGCACAACAAGACGCAGCATCTGATTTCAGTGGAAATAAAACACGTGACCAAGAAAGAACTTTAAACGCTCCTGATAAAATGGGAACGGGTCGTGCTCCACAAGGAGAAGGAAGACAACAGGCATAAAAAGTGGCAACAGCACAAGATGTATTAAATGTTGCCAGAAGCCAGATAGGTTTTATTGAAGGACCTATTAATGAAAATCCATACGGAATTTGGTATGGTATTCCAAACGCTAGTTATTGTGCAATGGGAATTAGTTGGTGTTTTGCACAAGTAGGCTTGTCTAGTCTTGTTGCAGCACAAACTCCAAAAGGTTTTGCGTATTGTCCTGCAGGATTAAATTGGTTTCAACGCCAAGGATTAGTTGTAAATAAATATCAAGCACAGCCTGGAGACCTTGTTTTCTTTTCATGGGGAACTGGCGTAGCAGAGCATGTTGAAATTGTTGAGGCAGCATCTGCAGATGGATTAACAACAATTGGTTTTAATACTGGTGATCAAAATACAAGAGCAGCAGCAAATGGCGGCGGATGTTATAGAGAGCATCGCCCATATCTTTATGTCATGGCAATTGTAAGACCTAGGTATCCAGTGCCATTAAAACCTGTTTCAAAGGGTGTCACAAGCAAGAAGGCAACAGCAGGTGTAGCAGCCACTGGGACAGCCGCAGCAGCAACGGCAGCAGCATTGCATGGTACAGCAGCAACAACCAGTTCAGCTAAAGTTGTTCCAACACCAACTCCGACAGCTTTTTATGCACCACCATTTCCTACAACATCAAAGTCTTTTGCCTTGGGTCAAACTAATGATGCAGTTCTAACAGTTCAAAAAGCTCTTGTTAAAAAAGGACTTCTTGTAGCAAAATACGCCACAGGAACTATGAATACTCAAACTCAAGCAGCTCTTGCTATATTTGATAAAAAGGCGGGAATTATAGTAAAAGCAGGAGCAGTTCCACAAATAGTTTATGATACATTAAAGGGTTCACTATGAGCCTAAAACATCATTTTAAGTTCAATATTTTTGATGCTAAAACCCTGGGAATTGCAATGACAAGTTCATTTTCAACATGGGCAGCTACTGGATTTCAGCATGATATATCACATTTAGCCTATGTAGCAGTAGGATTTGTAACAGGTGGTCTTGTATCCCACAACTCTATGGCTAGTCCAAATGTAGCTCCAGATTCACATATTCAAACTCCCTATGTTTCTAACATAGAAGATCACAATCCAAACACCCCGCCTCCATCAACGGCAGGATTAGAATACAAACCAGAAGGGGCGGATGTCAAAAAAGTCATCCAAATCAATAGCGGTATTATAAAATAATTTCACCCAAAATTATGAGTTATTTATAAAACTTGCTATTATTTATTTAACTATGAAATTACAAAAAACTTATTGGAACAATAGCGAATCATCAATGGCTTTGTCCTTTCCTATTTCTAAGGTAAATAAGGAAAAGAGAACAGTTTCAGGATTTGCTTCACTAGACAATGTTGATCGCCACGGCGATATAGTTACGGCGGATGCCAGCAAGAAGGCCTTTGAAAGATTCAGGGGAAATATCCGAGAAATGCATGGCCCATCTGCAGTAGGCAAGATGATCAACTTTAAAGAGGATTCATTTTTTGATCCAGAGACTAATAAGAAATATAACGGAATTTATGTAACAGCCTATATCTCAAAGGGTGCACAGGATGCCTGGGAAAAAGTTCTTGATGGAACATATTCAGGTTTTTCAATTGGTGGAAACATCAATGATGCAAAGATGGAGAAGTCAGATGACGGAAGCGGACAAGATCGTCGTGTTATCCATGACTATGAATTGCATGAGCTTTCACTAGTAGACTCACCAGCAAATCAGCTGGCAAATATTTTTTCTATTCAGAAGATGGCAGAAGGCATTGTAACAGAAAATGTTTTCTGGTGTTCAACAGATGAAGTTGCTTCAACATCAACTGCAACAACTAAAAGTTGTGTAGTTTGCGATGGAGAAATGACAAACATTGGATGGGTAGAGCAAGCAGATGTTGAGAAGCTTGAAACAATTGAAAAAGTAATTGATTCTTATTTCAAGAAAGATGATGCTCCAACAGCAGCACATGCAGATACAGAGTCTGCAGCACCAGGTTTGACGGGAAATGTAATTGATAGCTCAGGCACAATCAATCTTTATCCTGATCAAAATAGCAAGAAAAAAGTCACGTTTGAGGACGGACTTAAAAAGAGTGATGATATTTCACTCAACGAAGGAGGTAACAAAATGGCAGAAGATACAAATGTTGAAATTGAGAAGTCAATTGATGCAGAGACTCCAGCCGAAGAAGTTTCATCTGTAGATGAGACATCAGATGCTACAACCGAAATTGAAAAGGCTGTAGAAATCTCTGAAGTTGAAGATACACTTGATTTTACAAAGATGGTCACTGACCTCAAGACCTTCTTTGGTGAGTCTATTGAAAAGAATTATGCCCTACAATCAGCTACGATTGCAGATCTTCAGAAGGTTATTGATGTAACCACTGCAGAGCTTGCAAAGGTGAATGATTCATTTGAGGAAATGAAGAAGTCCCACACAGAGCTTGTAGAAAAGCATGAAGCCCTACAAAAGTCAGTTACGGATATGTATGGAAAGATTGACTATGTTGATCACCAGCTAAAGGGCTTTGAGTCCGCAACTGCAGTTAAGAAGTCTACTGATCTTTCGGGACCAGTAGAGGATACAAAAATCCAAAAAAGTATATGGCAAGGACACTTCCTCGGTGTTAATAACCTATAAAAAATCTAACAAAAAATAAGGTGGTGAAATAAATAAATGAGTAATGAACTTCTACAAAAAGTAATTGATACTACGGATCTCGGTTCGTCAGCAGTCAATGCATCAGGTGACGCATCTACCCTTTCAGGTAATGGTCTCCTATATCCAGATCAAGCTAACCGCTTCCTGGATTACATGTGGGATGCTACGATTCTTGCTAAGACAGCACGTACAATCCGCATGCGTTCAAACACAACTGAAATTGATCGTGTCGCAGTTGGACAACGTATCATGACAGTTGCACAGGAAGATAATCCACGCAACTTTGTTGCAGGTGGAACTCCAGATGGCTATACAAATGCTAATGGATCAACTTTCTCTGCTCAGAATGCACAATTTAACAAGGTATCGCTTACTACTCGTAAGCTACGTCTTGATTGGGAACTTTCAGCAGAGTCTCTTGAAGACAATGTTGAGGGTCCAGATCTAGAAGACCACATTGCACGTTTGATGGCTACCCAAGCAGGTAACGATATTGAGGATGTTCTCATCAATGGTCTCGGTACTGGCTCAGGTTTGCTTTCAGCGTTCCAGGGTTTCCGTTCTTTGGCTCTTAACAACGCTCACGTTGTTGATGCTAATGGTAACGGTCTAGATAAGACAATTTTCAACGCAGCAATCAAGGCATTGCCTCGTAAGTACAAGCAACGTCGTAACCAACTTCGCTTCTTTACAGGATCTAACTTGGTACAAGACTACTTGTTCAACCTAACCGCAGAGACTAGCTCTGGCTTTACCCCATTTGATATCGCTTCAGGTATCATCCGTGGTGATGTTGCAGCTAACGACGGTGGTCCAGGTACAGTAACTCCATTCGCTTTCGGTATTCCAGTCATCAACGTTCCGTTGTTTGACGAGACCCGTTCAGGCGATTATGCAGGTGCTTCTGGTCTTCATGGCGAGATTCACTTGACATTCCCACAGAACTTCATCATTGGTATCAAGCGTGACGTAACAGTCTATCGTTTGTTCCAACCAAAGAAGGACACAATTGAGTATACACTCTACATTCGTGTTGGCTGTGTAATGGAAAACTACGATGCACACGTTATCGTTAAGAACGTTAAGGTTGCAGGTTCAGTTGGTGGAGCTCTTGGTTCAATAACCAATGGTTCTGGTATTACTGGTGGTGCTAACGCTGCTGGTTACACAACTACATACTAATTCTTAATTAGTTGCAAGATTGGGGGAGTTACGAGAGTAGCTCCCTTAATCATTTTCTGCTATAATAAACAATGACGAAAGGAAATTTAATGTCATTTTCAGATTTAAAAGTTACAGAACTAAGAAAAGTTGCAGATTCATTTGGCGTTGATGTTGATGGATTAAAGACAAAACAAGAAATCATTGCTGCAATTGAAGAAGAAGGCATATCTTATCAGATGTATGCCAAGTTTGATGGTGCTGAAAAACAAGAACCACAAATCTCAGAGATGGAAAAGGTTCAAAGAGAAAAGAAGATTCTCAAGCCTACAACTTCGGTTTTAGTAAAGATGGAAAGAATGAATCATTCTTACCAGACAGGTGGATTTACATTCACCTCAGAACACCCCTTCGTTGCTATGTCAGAGGCAGACGCACAGCGTATTTTTGACACACAGCCAGGGTTCCGCCTTGCGACTCCACGAGAGGCTCAAGAGTACTACGCATAAAAAAGGGGGCGATTTGATTGCAGACAATAGCAAACAACAGCCAAGTAAAAATAAAGTTAGAAGTATTCAGCGATGGAGTTCTAACCCAAGCAGATAGTAATCCAACAGTATCTTTATTTGATGCTGATAATGATGCAACAGCTTTGACTGGTTTTTCTGGTTTGTCTGTTATAGATGAATCCCCAGCGGGTATATATTCTTTTCTATTAACCCCCGCAATTACAAGTGTAAACCGAGTCCTAGAAGTACAATGGACATATACTCTTGGAGGAGTAACAGCGGTACAAACAGATTTTTACCGCATAGAATCTCCATATGCCACAGTATCTGAAGTCATTGACTTTCTAGGATTTGGATCAACACCATCAGATGACAATTATGTTGACCCAAAGCAAATTGCTAATGCTGAAAAAATGGCAAGAACAATAATTGAAGGTTATACAGGCGTTAAGTTTTATACATATTATGGCTCACAAGAAGTACGTGGAATTGGTTCAGACATTGTTGAGCTTACAGAAAGAATTTTGAGCATTGATCAGGTTTATGAAAATGACTATGTAGTTATTGATAATACTTTGCAGCCGTACCTGAACACATTTGGGTTCGGAGTAGAAATAACTCCAACAGGAAAAGGTGTACGCATTGTGAACCCAGGTTGGGATGTTCAATACGACAATCAAGTTGATCCAACTGTTATGTACTATGGCAAATTCAGAGATAATGCAAGATACCGTTTTGTTGGGCAAATGGGTTATAAGTATGTGCCAGAAGATATTAAACAAGCTTCAATGCTTTTAATTCAAGATCTTCTTTCAAACGATTACAACTGGAGAAACAAATATTTGCAGAAAGTTGACCTCAGTGAAATTTCATTTGAAATGGCAAAGGGTGCATTTAACGGTACAGGCAATGTGACTGTTGATAATATCCTTGACCAATATCGCAACGTCAACATTGTGATAATCTAATGTTTAATGCATCTTTTGTAGCCTCTGTAATGAACATGAAGGCTGATATATACGTACAACAAAATGGTCAAGATCCAAACACTGGAGCTGTTACCCGCCAATGGGTTTACAAGAAAACTGTTCAGTGTAAGGTAGAGCCAATTGCTGTGGGCGGGGCATCAACAAAAGGTGATAACAGAACCTATGCCACAAATGCAGAAGGTGCATATACAGAAAGAATGCAGTTAAAGTTTAAAGGACTTGAGCTAATGTCCAAGCGTTGGAGAATAGAAAATATTCGCTCAAATGATGGACAAAAAGTTTATATTGAAGTTGATAAGATTGATCAACCTGACACTAAGTTTGAAGTAACCGCTTCACATGCCGTGCTGGATCCGTTTGGCAAAATTTCTTACTATGAGACAATTGTGACAAGAGTGCAGGTGCAAGACGATGATTCAACTGCAAATTGATACAAAGCAAATGATAGAGGAGCTAGATAATAAAATATCTGGCATGAAAGAATTAACATCTCCAACTGTTTTGACAGAGATTGCAAAAGCTACATTTGCTATTACAGGTAAAAGATTTGTAACTGACCTAGACAATTATGCAAGAAGAAATCCAAAAAAGATGCACCATATTTATGAATGGGGCGGAATTGGAAAATCAACTTCAAGGCTATTTGTGTTAGAAAGAGCAGCTATTCTATATGGTGATCTTGTTATTAACACTAAATTTTTGCCTTCACGACTTCCCGTCCCGATCAACCCAGCACTTTTAACAGCTGGACCAACAGGAAAGGCAGTAACAAAAAGAAGCATTTTTGCAGATAAGGCAGCCGTTATGGAAAAGGGTGCAAAGGTAAGCTTTGCAGCAAAAAGAATTTTAGCTTTTGCTGATAGTCAAGGAATTGCATTTATTGCTAAAGGAACTACCATTAATATTAATCACCCAGGAGGCTTGCAAACAAAAGATGCTTTTGCTACCTACCTGCTAGATTGGTATACTAAGAATGGTAATGTAGTTATGGATGCATCTGGTTTTTATAGCAGCTTGCAATCAGCAACAGAAGAGGCATTAAATGTCACAGGTGCTGGCGTAACACAGGTCAGACAAGCCGTACAAAGGGTCTCAGAGGCTGCTTCAGGCGGGAAGGTAGAAATAGTATGACAGACTATACACACGTAGCGGGATATGATGTAAGAAACTTTATCTGGGCAGAATTACAAACAGCTGGACTTTTACACCCATCAGACTATATGGCTGATGGATTTAATGAGCCACTTATTCCAATTATTCCTGCACAGCAGGTTCCAGAATTTAACAACCTACTACCAGGAAAAACCTATATAACTTATAACATTATCCAGAAGCATTATGGTGTTCAGTGGTGGGTATCTGAAGAAAGCTTTATTATGGAGATTGTTTCAAGAAATCCTGCTCAAATTCAGACAATAACAAACTTCTTGATTGACCTTTTTAGAAGATATGAGCTTTCTGCAGGAGATATAAATGTCTCCCTGGCATCAAATAGCCCATTTAAGTTCCTCTGGTTTAGACTAGAAACCTCAGATCCAGTCCAATCTTTTGCTGATGAAGGCGGTTTCATGAGTGGAGACCTATCAATAGTATATGGATACACACGAGAAGTTGATGTATCTGGCAACGGCAAAATGCTTTAAATTTGAATTATTTCCCTTCAATGCTATAGTTTTCTATGAGGAAGTAAATTGCTATCTTTTTTCTTTATTCTAAAAATAAATAAGGTGGTGAAATAAAAAAATGGCTACAAGTACAAAAAATATTATCGTTGGTGCAGCATCTATTTTCGTAAGCGTTGGTAACAGCTCTAACGATAACGGTCGCCCATCTACAAAGGCTTCAGATCTAGCAGCACTTATGCCAGCTACAACTTCAGCTCGTTCAGCTCTTCTTGGTGCACCTTCTACTTACCGTGAAGTTGGTTATACCAACACAGGACTAGAAGTTTCATACGAGCCAAACTATGGTGAGGTTATGGTTGATCAGCTTCTTGACGCAGCTCGTTTGTTTAAGCAAACTCTAAAGGTTATGCTAAAGACCGAACTTACAGAAGCAACACTTGAGAATCTTCAACTTTCATGGGGTCAGCTAGACTATGTCTATGGCTTGAACTCAACTGGTACTGCTACACAAGCAATTACAACTTTGATTCCTAACGACTCAACAGTTACTACTATTGCAGATAACCCAGCAGCAACATTGAAGATGGCTGCAGGTGCTCTTGGAGATGCTCCAGTAGAGCGTGTATTGGTTGCAGTTGGACAAGCTCCAGCTCAGATCGGTTCATCTGTTGCAACAACAGATGCAGGAACTGCAGTTGCAGCTGGCACAACAACAACAGTTGCACGTCAAAAAGAGCGTGTTTATGTTGCACGTCGTGTAGTATCAATTGATACTACTGCACATGCTTTGAAGCGTGACACAGCAACAGTGTTCCCAGTATCATTCCGTTGCTTGCCAGACAGCGATCCAAACTATTCAGGTATGGAATACGGTGTCGTTATTGACCGTGTATGGGGAACATACTAATCAATAAATAAATAAAACTTAATATAGTTTTCAGGCCCCCGTCAATAAAAGGCGGGGGTTCTGAATTTGTGTTCACCATATATCTTGGTATAATTTAACTAAACAAAGGAGCTATAAATTGGCAACAACAGTATATGATGTAGTAGAGATTGAACTAAGTAACGGCGAGACTGTTACTCTAAAACCGCTGCCTATTAAGCAGCTAAAGAAGTTTATGGATATTGTCAAGGAAATGGAACTGCCAGAGAATGAATCTGAAGATGCAGCAATGGACGTATTCATCAAAGCAGCAATGGTGTGCCTAGAGGCATCAAAGTCGCCACTAGCAACTAACAAAGATTTGTTTGAAGAAACCGTTGAAGTTCCTACAATGATGAAGATTCTTGAAGTTTGCGGAGGTTTGAAGCTTAACGACCCAAACCTACTGGGAGCAGCTCTAGTTGGGACGAACTAGATCTAGCCTCCCTTGAGTCCGAAGTTTTCTTGCTCGGTCATTGGAAAAATTATGATGAGCTTGAAAGCAACCTATCGTTAGATGAGTTGATGGCAACATTAACTGCAGCTAGAGATAGAGAACATCGTGAAAGGAAGTTCCTGGCAGCAATGCAGGGCATTGATCTGGATGAACAAGATAAAGAACCAGAAGATGTTAAAGCTTTGCTTGATGCAAAAACTGCAAGAGACGAAGGCTTTGGTATAAACGAAGGACTTGGTTTTATGAGTCAGGAAGGGTGATAAGTGGCTAATATACAATTAAAGATTACCGCACTTGGTGATTTTAGTAGCGTTAATAATCAACTTAAAGCCCTTCAAACTCAGGTAACTTCACTTCAAAAGAGCATTGCTGGCATTGGACTAAATAATGGTCTTGCAAATCAACTTAAAACTATTCAATCAGAATTTAGTAATGCACTGGTATCTAGTGGTAACTTTACAAAACAAACTGTTCAACTAACTTCTGAAACAGAAAGGTTTGGCCAGGCATTACAAAAAGGTCAGCTGAGCCTAGGTCAATATTTTGGCATTATAACTGGAAAATCAGCTTCTGCTAAAGCTTCAGTAAATGCTCTTGCTCAAGAGCAAGTTAAATTAAATAATTCTATAGTCCAGCAAGATATTACAAAGCAGGGTGTATACAGTGTATTCACACCAACCACAATTGATCCTATTGCTAAATCTGTAGAAATAGCTGCAGCTAAGCAAAACATATTTAATCTTGCAGTAAAGAATGGTTCACAAGAACTTATTAATTTTGGTAAGAATACACAATGGGCAGGACGTCAGCTTACTGTTGGTCTTTCTATGCCCGCCATCTTGTTTGGTAGCCAGGCAGTTGCTTCATTTAAAGCGGTAAATACAGAGCTTACTAGACTTCAAAGACTTTATGGTGAAGGTCTTACACCTCCATCACAAGCTCAACTTAATGCTATTTCAAATCAAGTAATTAACCTAGGAAAGCAAGTTGCTCAACAAATGGGTATTGCTCAGTCTGCAACAGTACAGGTCGCAGCTAACTTTGCAGCTATGGGCATACAAGGACAAAAGCTTTTGGATGTAACATATCAGGCACAGAGACTTTCTAAGCTGGGAGCAATTGATGCTACTCAAGCAACAAATGCAATTGTTTCTTTACAAAATGTTTACAAGGTAAGCTCAACAGATTTAGGTAATGCTGTTAACTTCTTGTCATCTATGCAGAAGCAAACAACAATGTCACTCCAAGATATGACTGATGCGATTCCACGTGTTGGACCTATTATGGCCCAGCTTGGTGGAGGATATAAAGATACCGCTGTTATGTTGCTTGCAATGCGTGAAGCTGGTGTACCAGCCGCTCAAGCTGCTAACGCACTTAAATCAGCATTTGCATCTATCATTGCACCAACAGCAGCTGCCAATAAAGAATTTGCGTCTTTTGGAATCAACTTAACAAATATTAGAAATGCTGGAACGCCTACTCAAATGCTTATGGCTTTACAGTCAGCACTTGCACCATTAAATAAGATGGCTCAAGAACAACTTATTGAAAAGCTTTTTGGCAAGTTCCAATTCGCACGTATTTCAGCATTGCTTGATAACTTTGGAAAAGTTGGATCTCAAACTCAAAATGCATTAAAGGTAGCGGGTGCTACTAATTCACAGTTGGCGGGACTTGCAAATCAAGAAATGGCTCAAGCAACTGAGTCAAGTACAGCTAAATGGCAAAGAGCTATTGAAACACTTAAAGCAGATTTATATCCAATAGGACAAAAGATTCTTGAAGTTGGAACAAAGTTAATTGATTTTGGACAAAAGATTGCTGATTTCTTTAATAAATTGCCAGGACCAATTAAAAATGGTCTGGGTATATTACTAACACTTGGAGTTTTGGCTGGACCAATTATCATGATTACTGGTTTGCTTGCAAACCTTATGGGTCAAGGAATGAAGGTAGGCTATGCAATCCTTGGCATGATTGATGGAACAAGAAAGTGGAAAGACTTAATGACCCCAGCGGGGGTAGCAGCAAAAGTAGCAATGGATGCTATGAACACTGGTGTTCTTGAAAATGTTACAGCAGTAGATACACTCAATGCAGCACTTCAAAGATTAATTACAAGTCTTGAAGCACTAAATATGAATTTCCAAGTTGGTACAGACACATCACTTCTTGGTAGAGTGGAAGCAGCAGCAGCTGGCGAAGCAGCAGCAGGTACATTATTATTACCAGGAATGGCTACAGGCGGATATGTTCCAGGAAATCCTGCACAAGGCGATGTATATCCTGCACTATTAATGGGCGGGGAAGCAGTTATTCCTACAAAGCAAGCAGAAAAATATGCACCATTTATTAATGCTATGATACAAGGCAACTTGCCACAGCATGCATTTGGAGTTGGAAAATTTGGTAAAAGAGTAAAGGTAGAGCGTGGTCATGCCGCCGAAGAATACTCGCCAGAAGAGTTGGCAAACTTTAATGCAAATGTTGGACAAGATTCAACAGGATTAGAAGGGCCAGCAACAGCACTTGTAAGAGGCCTGATGCTTTTGATGCATGCTAATACTAATCAAGGAACAAAATCAACAAATAAAGGAAAAACGGGAGCTGAAATTGCTCAAGGATATAGAGATGTACAATCTACAGGCATAGATCCTCTTCAAAACTTAAAAGATCAAGCAAAAGCACTCGGCGTAGATATGGCAACATTTGAGCCAAAAATTAATGCAGCGTTTGAAGACTTCCTAAAAACTTTAGAAACAACAAAAGCTAATTATATATTTGGCGGTAAAAAGGCAAAAGAAAGAGCTGAAAAAGAAGGTAAGGTATATGGTGGCACACTTGAAGCTGAAACAGGTATGTCAAATGGACCAATTATGTCTACTCTTAATCAAACTCAAACTGCAGGAAGAAGCAGCTTTGGCAGCATTTTATCAAGAATTGCGGGAACAAGAGGTTTAAGATCAGGCAGAAAATCTGCAACAGGAAATGCATTCTTTGAAGAAACTCCAGGAAATTTTGTTCCATTATCTGAAAGTAAAGAATTACAAGGATATAAAGATTTAGATAAATTAACACCAAGTCAAAAGGAAAATTTATTTTCAACAAAAAGTGCATATGACATCAAAGGTGCAGAAACAAGTAAAAAGCTTCCAAAGGCTGTAGCTTATGATATAGATGAGACACTTGCAGAGACTAAGGGAATTAATGGTCCAGGTGAAAAATGGATAGATTCAACAGTAGGTGCAAAACCTATTGGTCCTGAAGTTGCAAGATTAAATAAGTTAAAGGAACAAGGCAACAAAATTGTTATCCTTACGGCAAGAACAGAGCATCATCAAGCTCAAACACTAGCTTGGCTTAAAGCAAATGATATTCCATTTGATGAGTTAGTCATGCGTGGCAAGGGAGATAATCAACCTGACGATGTATATAAAGGCCAAAAGCTTCAGCAGCTATTAGAAAAATATAGAGTTAATGGTCTTGTTGATGATAAACCAGAAAACTTAGCCGCCGCAGAAAGTCTAGGAATTAAAGGAATACCAGCCTATGGTAGAGAAACTGCAGTAAAAACAGATGCTGCAACAAGAGAAGGTTTTGAAGAGCGTTCTCCTTCTAAAAAAGGAATTAAAACTGGAAAAGATTATTTTGCTGGCGTTAAACAAGGCATGGAAGAAACAGCTCCATCTTTATGGACAGAAGGAAGAGATGCTGCACAAAAAATACATCAAGGTGTTGATGAAGGACTTAATGGATCTGCAGGTCAATCAAAGATACAGTCAATATTTAGTAGAGCTTTTGGAGCTAATTCCCGCCTAGGAGGAATGATGTCTAAGTTCTCTGGTATGGGAATGATGGGCCGTATGGGTGTTGGTATGGGCATAACAACAGCATCACAAATTGCTTCCCCGCTCCTTAATAAACTGCCTGGAGGTAGTTTAATCACGGATGCTATGTCTGGTGCTGGCATGGGAGCAGGCTTCGGTCCTTGGGGTATGGCGGCGGGAGCTGCAATAAGTCTTGTAACAGGTGGCATTAAATCATTAATGGCTGCAGAAAAACAACATGCAGCAGAAGCACAAGCTGATTTCACTTCAAGTGCTGATGCAGTACAAATTATGGGCGGTAAAGTTGCAGATACTAAATCTCTATTAACTTCATTTAACGTTGTTATGTCTACATCTCCAGCTTCAGTATCAAATGGTATAGTTGCATTGGGTAAAAACATTACATATACAACTACGCAACTTTCTAATTTTATGTCAATGGTAAAAACTCTTCCAACGAATAACCCGTTGGCCTTGGTTATAAAGCAGGTAAAAGATGCTGGAGACTCAGGTTCCGCTGCTAAGTTAGCTGCTGAGTTTGCAAACCTTCAAATAGCAGTTAATGGAATATCTGCAGCCCAAGCAAAACAACTAGAGCAGCTGATATTGACAGCAGGAGGAAAAGATGCTGGTTCTGCATTAACACCAATTTCAAATCAAATTGATGCAATGAAAGCATCTTTAAATGCAGCTTTGCCAAATGCAAAGCAATTTGCACAAGTAATAGGACAAATTACAAGTGCAGCATTAAATTCAAATTCGTTAACAAATGTCCAAAATGCAATAAAAGCAATTGGTTTGTCAGCTGCATCATCTGCACAGCAAGTAGCAGGTCTACTACAGTACTTCACCCAGCTAGGTAATAGTGGTGCAATACAACTGATAACACTAATGCAGTCAAAAGGCGGATTTAGTGGGTCAGACGTAGTTACTGCACTAAGTGCATTAACTTCAGGGGCAACAGTCAATTTTGACACCCTGTCAAAAGATTTAGCTTCTGGTAAAACAGTTAAAGACACAATAGCTGCAATGAAAACAAAGTCTGGATTACAAAAGCAACTAAACGATCTTCAAGCAAAAGCAAATGATTTGCAAAGTGGTTCTGCTGTAACAACAGCGGCAAATAACGCAGCAGTTAGCAATAATGTCTCAGGATTAACAAAACAACAAAAACTTCTTGATGCAAATCTTAAAGCATTGCAAGATTTGCAAAAACAACAAACTCAAAATACAAATTATGCTACAACAAAAGAAGATTTAAAAAATCAAATTTTAATGGCCCAGGCTACAGGAGATAACCTTAAAGCTCAGTTATTACAGCAACAACTTATAGGAACAACAAAAGACTTTAACCTTCAAACAAATGTTGACAAAGCACAGCAGGCTGCTGACGCAAATAGAACGGCGTTAGATGCAGCAAATGCTGCAGTAACTCAAGCTCAAACAACAGCAACTAACAATAACACGTCAGCTTTAGCAGCTTTAAATAAACAAATTTCAGATCTTCAGGCTAAGATAGCAGCAGGCGGAACACTAAATACAAGTCCAGATTCAGGTAAAAGAGTAGGAACCCCACCAACTTTAAATAGCACTGCTGATATAAAAGCTAAAAATGGAACAGTCTGGAACGATAAAATAAGTGGACAAAAGTATAGGTTGGTATATAATCCAAAAGGTGGGTCAGAATGGTATGGCCCAAATAACTCTGTTATACCAGTTACAACAAAAGCAACTGGCGGAGATATTACTGGCCCAGGAACTTCAACATCTGATTCAATTCCAGCAATGCTTTCAAATGGTGAATATGTAATTAATGCAGGTGCTGTACAACATTATGGTAAAGGAACATTTGATGCACTAAATTCAAAGCATTTAGCAAAGGGCGGAGTAGCAAGAACTAATTCATCTATCACTTACCACCGCCAACATATGAATAGAATTTCTCGTCACTTTGCATCTGGTGGATATGTAAATCCTATATCAGCAGTTATTGGAAGTTTGATGGGTGGCGTAGGCAGTTCTATAGGAAATATGCTGGGCTTTGCAGGAGATCAGACTTCAGAAATTGTTGGAGTAGATCCAATGGCAAGAATTCTTCAAGGAAGATCTCAGGGTGCATGGGATTATCTTGGTGCAGGAACTATGTTGGCAGGACCAATGAAAGGGCTTGGCCTATTGCCAGAAATTATAAAGCCTTTAATTGGAATGATGGAAGCTGTAGATGTTACTCAAAATGTTGCATCAGCCCCAGGTTATGGTCAATGGAAAAACGCAACTGGATCAAATCACGTATATAATGTAAATGTGCATGTTGATAAAGTAGATTCAACCGTTGATATGACAAAAGCAATTAATGATGCTCTTGCAAAAGCAACTGCAAAAGCAAATATGAGTGGTAGAGTAAGTAAGGTTGGTTCATAATGACACATATACTTAGTACTGGAATTCAAGTCCAAGGTCCACAAGATAATGTCTGGTATGGCCTTACAGATGATAATCGTCAACCAGTAAAGGTTGCCTACGAAGTTATTGAAAAAACAAATCGCATGGCCGACGGAACACTTCGCCGTTATGTTGTTGCAAGAAAACACAAAATAACAGCTTCCTGGCAGAGCACATGGAGTAAATCTTCACTTTCATCAGATTATGGAACATCTCCAAATGGTGTTGTTTCTGGCAAGGCAGGGGCTTGGATAAAGTCATTTTATGAAGCTAATGTTTTTATACCAGTAAATGTAAGGCTAACAATAGCCTCTGCAAATACTCAAAATATATCTACAACATCAGGACTTACACCAACTGAAACTGTAGCAACTACAGATGTGTATACAAACACAGATACATATATCCCATCATATGTTGCAAACTCATCTGGCAATATGACTTATAATGTATTCATAACTTCATTTGACTATGAAGTTGTAAAGCGTAATAAAGACTTTGATTTAGTAAACATTAATATAGAGTTTACGGAGATCTAATGCTAGGTTCATCTACTATACAACAGTACTTTGCAGTTGGCAATGCACACTATATAACCCCACAAGTTTCTATTGAATGGAACTACAATCTTTTTTATGCACCATATTCAACTACAAACGGCACGGGAACAACAACAGTCCCAACTGGAACATGGTCAAATGGACCAACTACATCTAATGCAGGTAGAATAACAACAGTGTTTCAGGCTGACTCAGGACAAACAACAAGGTCTTGTTTGCTATTTACTTCAAGCACAGCTTCAGGCAACACCCCAGCACAAGGCTCATCAACGCTTACAATATCAAATATAACAAACGACACAAATACATATAAGATTTCATTTTATGCAAAAGTTGATCGGGATGCAGCAGTAAAGCTTTCAGCCTTAGCCTATATTGATTATCACAGATCACATTCTCAATCACAAGATATTGATAGTGTCACATGGACTAAATTTGAAATATACCTAAGTGCATTGCCTTCAGCAAATGGAGTTACAGTTCCATATTCAAATCCACAACTATCATTACATCACTCGGCAACTGATGGTATCTCTCAATATGGCATATTGATTGATCAACTTGAAATACATCAAACAACTGACTTTGAATATAAATATGGAAATCTATGGACAACAGATTCTCCATTCCATGCCTTTAGACCTGGTGAAAGTTATGTGCCATCTGGAAATTCATTGACACAGACCGCATCAGCGTTTAGACAAGTTAAATATGATTTCCAAGCTGGATACTATAACTTTAATAATCAAACAATGCCAGTAAGTCCAGTTGTATATCACCCAACACTTCTTGCTACTAACAAGTCAAATCCTATTTATAAAAATGGATTTTTATCTGAATGGTCTCAATATAAGTACTTTGTTGCTGATTCAGGTACGCCATCTATAACTGGTATTTATGATCAGACGCTTAATGTTAATAAAGTTATTATTAAATTTAACCTTGCATATGCAACCCCATCAAGCTTTACAGTTACTATGTCAAACACCACAAACTCAAGTGGAACATACACTACAGGAACTCCAATAGTTGTAAACCTAACAAATGCTGACATTGATGGATCTGGAACTTGTATTATTTATCTACAAACAGACGGGACCTGGAAGTCTGGTGCTTCAAGCGGATCTTGGACAACAATGCCACAGTTTGATTTCAATGGTGTTGTAAGATTTGGCGGGAACAATGGAGTATCAGCAGTAACACAAATAAACAAGATTACAGTAACCCAAAACTCAGCTACACTAAATACATACTACTCTTCACATACTTCTGTAAATGAAAATATAGATGGAGCATCAACCATTCCTTCATCAGATAAAACTACAGAAATGAAGAGAATGCAGATAATTGAAGTATCCCCTAGACTTGAGATTGATGTTAGCTATTTCACCATGTCAGTAGACTCTGTAGCACAGCTTGATAATAAAATGAATCCACTGCCCATATCTGAGATATCTGCAAATATGAGTACCATTACACTTTCTAACGTCCCGCTCACCGTGAGTAATCAAGTACTCAGTTTATTCTCTAACAACTCTACAAGCTCTATACTTAAAGGACTATTTAAAAACTATGTAAAGTTTTACGTTAATTATGTAATTAAAGATACGGTAGCAGGGACATCAGCTTCGGACAGATATATACCTTCAGGAGTATTTTATGCAGACACCTGGGATATAAAAGATATTGAAAAGACTGTGGTAACAGCTTATGACATAACTAAGTATCTCCAGCTTCTTCAACCTACAGATTATGTTTCCCAATCAGAAGACGCCTTTAGATTGATTAGCAACATTTTGGATTTTGCAGGTTTTACAGATTATAACTACGATGAGCTTAGAAGAGTAACTAAATCTACTACAAAGCTTGCGGATGGAACTGTTCACAATAATAGCACTCCATTAAGCATGCGATATTTTTATGTAGATGGAACACAACAAAAAGTGTTTGATGTGCTTAGAGAAATATTTGAAGTTTACCAAATTGCAGCATATGTAGATGCATTTGGAGTTATGCGTTTTATTAATGTTGACGGTATATTTGACCCAACAAATAAAATTAATATGCTTTTGCATGATAACTCAACTCCACAATCAATAAGTACTACGGCGGGATATGCAAACAACCTGACTGTAAAAACAAATATTGTACAAGATACCTATACTGAAACTGCTAAGACTAAGGTTGGTAAAGCAACTCTTACCTATAAGACCCCGCAAGTTGTTAAATCTTTGATAGCAGATCAATCATTGCTTAATGATAACCTATATGTAAATACTCCGCCAACATACCAGACATCTTCAAATGTTATCTGGGACTCAACAATAGATGAGTCAACCACATATAATCATCTTGCACAAACAATGAACCTATACGACAATAAGTTTAGAGTTCCAGATAATGAAGCTAATGCTGCAACTGGTGCTGTTAATTTTAACTCATATGGAGTAGACCATGATGGATATGGAATTATTGAAGGTGAAATTGTAAGCTTTAAGTATAAGGAATTTCTATTCTCTTGGCCAGCAAACAATACTAACCCAGCGGGAAGTCAGATAAGATCAATAGCAAACTCTTCAGATTTTGCAGCACAATATGCTGAAGTAACAGAGCAGTCAGGAACTAACAGCAAGATAACTGTTACCCGCACAGGATATATAACAAATGTAGATAGAGGTCAGTTTAATACCCCAGTTAGTGCACATATTAAAATGGCAACACTTTCTGATATACAGCAAAAGATGGATACTACACATGCAACTTATCCGCCATCAATATATAACGGCGACATAATGCTTACGTCTGCCGCTGGAGAAGTTTCAAAGCTTATCTGCAAAGACCCATATGCTACATATCCATATTTAAATAATTATAAAACATTTTCAACAAGAATACTTATGGGTGCAAACTCGGGCACGGCGGGAACTTATCCAAATGGTACAACAATGGGTCTTATTATGCACAGTGCATCCTCTAGCCCAACATCATTGACACCTAGCATGTATGTAGGAATTCAACAAAATAAAAATGCCAACGGTACAGTTCAATATCTTTTGATGGTAACTGATGGAAATACAAGCTTGCTTGATCCAAAAACCCCCTATATTGATGTTACAAATCTTGTTAATAGTCAGTCAACAATCTATCCAGTAACCTCGCCTTTTGGAGACTATGGCAAATATATCAATCTTAAAGTTGTAATTAATGATACTTCTACTGTTGCTTCAAATCCAAATGCTTTACAATCTGCAAATGCTTTTGATGTATTTATTAACAAGAATAGAGTTCCTCTAAAAACAGCATTGGTAATACCGCCAGATACTTCAGGTCAATATGGAATATTTGTGGGCGGTAATGCAGCAGCTGGAAAGTTTGCAGAAGTATATGCTACACAGTCAGCAATTAATGATCAAAACATATACTATCATTATCAGCTCCCATGGTTTGCTGAAAAGATTGCAAGCAACAAAAA